ATATAGACCATCTAAAGTTACAAATTGCTAAAGGTGCTGATTATTACGGCTCTAATGATTTAACACCATTTGAGGATGCAATTAAATGATTAAGTTAGAACTAGAAATTAACGATGTCAATTACATTTTGCAAACTTTAGGCGAATTGCCAACCAAAACAGGTGCTTGGACATTGTTGGCTAAGATTAAAGAACAAGCAGATCCACAAGTGCCACCACCAGAAGTAATTGCAGTAGATCAAGCACAAATAGCTAATCAAAGAGTAGGTGCGTAATGGCTAAACTAACAGCACTTGGTCTTTCCGAAGACGAAGTAAAAGCTTTGGTGGGATGATATGATTAATGAAGCTCTAGAAAATAGAGTAGTACGTCTGGAGATTAAAACAGACAACCATGAAGATGATATTAAAGAGCTTCGCAAGTCTGCTACTGATCTGTCAAAAGCCATGGCAAGTATAGAAAAGAATCTAGCACAGATTAAGTATATTGCCATTGGAGCTCTTGCTGTTGTTGTAACACAGTCTCTTGGTCTTGATCATGCAATTAAACTATTATTTGGAGGCTAGATGTCTACAACCTTTACAGTAAGCCGTGATCAGATTATCCAGTTAGCATTACGCAAGCTTGGTGTATTGGAACTTGGCGACACTCCTGATGCAGCTACAGTAGCTAATGCATCACTAGCTCTTAACTTATTTATTAAACAGATGGCAACATCTGGTTTAAAGATATGGAAGACTAACGAATTAATATTACCACTTGTTGCTGGACAGACTGAGTATGTTATTGGTCCATCTAGTACAGGTGCTGTAGATCTTAATACTGACAAACCTCTTAAAGTTATTCAGGGTTGGTTACGTAACAACACTGTTAGTCCAGCTATTGATGATGTACAGATTCAATTACTAAGTAAACAAGAATACAACATGTTAGGTTCTAAGTTCAGTACTGGAACTCCTAACAGTTTGTTTTATGAGGTAAGACAGAATACTGGTAACATGTATTTGTATGTAACACCTGATAGTAATGCAGCTGCTACATTCGAGTTACACTTTGTTTGCCAACAACCAATGGCTGACATTAATACAGCACAAGCTATTCCTGATTTCCCCAATGAATGGATGAACGTTCTTGTATGGAACCTTGCTGATCAGTTAGCTATTGAATATAGCGTGCCAGGTAATCATCGTCAAGAGCTTGCTGTGCGTGCTAAAATGTACAAAGAAGAATTAGAAGGATGGGATGTTGAGTCGTACTCTACATTCTTCCAACCTGACATGAGAATGGGTAGACCATCTTCTAACAACATACCATAATAGGATACTATGCCAATTGCAAGACTACCTTTAGCACAACCAATAGAGACTCGTGATGGTACCTTGGCAAAGGATTCTAAGTGTGTCAATGGTTACTTTGAGACAGTAGGACAGAAGCGAGAGTTTATTAAACGACCTGGTATTTTAAATACAGGTGCATCACTTGCTAATGCACAAGGACAGGGTTTATATAACTTTAATGATTCTTTATTTGCTGTAGTTAATAATGTACTCTATAAAATTAATCCTACTACTTATGCTGTAACTACTATTGGTACTATGACTGGTACTATTGGTGGCGTAGTACAGCAGTGTTATTTTAATAGTACACTTAACAACACATACTTGTTTTTACATAATCAAGTAAATGGTTACACATACAATCCAGCTACAGGCGTCTTTGCTAAAGTAGTAGATGATGGTATTACTGTAGTAACTATTATTACAGGTGGTAGTGGATACACTGCCCCTGCTGTTACATTCTCAGCACCTAGTGGTGGTGGAACAACAGCTACTGGAACTGTACAGGTTACTGGTGGTGTAGTTACGGGTATTACAATTACTAATCCAGGCAGTGGATATACCTCTAGCGATACGTTAGTGGTTACTATTACTGATGGTGGTCCAGGTGTTAATGCAACTGCATCAGCTTTGTTAAACGGATTTCCTACTGGTCCTTATGCCACAGGTGCTATTTATCTAGATACCTATACTGTCATTGGTGGTACTAATGGTGAGATATATACATCGGATCCTAACAACCCAACAGTGTGGAATGCACTTAATTACATAACGGCAGAAGCAGAACCAGATGGGTTAGTTGGTATTGTTAAACACCTTAACTATGTATTAGCATTTGGTCAGTGGTCAACAGACTTCTACTACGATGCTGGTTCATATCCAGGTTCCCCTCTTGCAATTGCAACACCATATCACATTGAATTAGGATGTGCTAATGGAGATTCTATCTGTTCATTTGAACAAACAACAGTCTGGGTTGGCACTGCTAAAGAACAGGGACCGTCGGTATACTCGATCATGGGTGTATCTCCATCAAAGATATCAACACCATTTATTGATCGCATACTAAACAACAGTACGCTTACAGATGTGATTGCCTATCCATTACGTATCAATGGTCATACCTTTTATATCCTCACATTAGCCGATCTTAATCAAACATTGGTATATGATCTTAATGAAAAGCAATGGTATCAGTGGACTATGTGGGCTGTTGGTGATAATGATTCTGGTATTAATGGAATTTATGCCGAACAGTATTTCCGTCCTAGTTACTTTGCTGGTGTTGGTGAAACATACTTCTTGTTAGATGATGACAATGGGACGTTGTATACAATGTCTGACACGTATTACAATGATGATGGTGCTCCAATCTATTACAGATCAGTAACCCCTATTATGGATAGTGGAACTACTAAACGTAAGTTCTATCATCGCCTTGAGATTGTCGGTGATAAGATTCCGGCTACAATGAATATAAGACATACTGGGGATGACTATAAAACATGGTCAAACTACAGACAAGTAAACTTGAATAATGGACGTCCTCAGATATACCAAGTTGGTGCAGACCGACGAAGGGCTTGGGAGTTCTTATGTACGGACAATCAACCAATCCGACTTGAAGCTGCTGAGTGTGACTTTGATGTTGGCGAGTTAGAGAATGTAGGACAACCAGCACAGCAAGGGTAAGATAGATGGTAACGTATCAAGTCGAGCAATACTCTGACGTTCTTCCAGAGCTACGGGTTATATACCCAGAGCACTATAAAGAAATAGAGCAAGAGGTTAGCGGTGGTTTTGAACTAGACCCTGACTGGACTCAATACTTTGCTCTTGAACAAGCTGGTATGTTACATGTTATTACTTGTCGTAAAGCAGATAAGCTTATTGGTTACATGTTCTACATTGTTAGTAAACACTTACATGTAAAGTCATGCGTTACAGCCTACGAAGATATATACTTCCTTCGTAAGGAATACAGAAAAGGACGGACTGGTATTCGTATGTTTCAGTTTGCTGAACAACATATGAAGTCTATCGGTGTGAATAAAATGCTAGGCACTACTAAGGTACATATAGATAACTCAAAGTTATTTGAATACCTTGGATATCAGTTCGTAGAAAAACTCTTCAGTAAATATATATAAAAAGGAATTAATATGGGTGGCATAGTCCAAACAATCTTTGGTGGTGGTAGTCAGAGTACTGCTGCTCCAGCACCATTACCACAAAGTCAAACAGACCCGTACGGTGCGATTGGTGGTCGTACTCAGGCTGGTAATCAGTTAATGAATTTAGTTAATAACCCAAGCAGTGCATTAAGCTCAGCTGGTTATCAACAACAACTACAACAAGGTGTAGCTGCTCAACAAGCAGCAGGTGCTGCTGGTGGTACCCTTCAATCTGGTGCCCAGGCTAATGCTCTTCAGAGTATGGGTCAGAATACATTTAGCAGTTATTATCAACAGATGATTGGTAATCTTGGAGCACTGTCTGGTGCTACTACCCAAACCCCATCTGGTGCAGCTAATGCACAAACACAAAGTGCTCAGATGGCTTACAACGCACAGAATCAGAATGCACAATCAGGTCTTGGCTTAGTTGGTATGGCTCTTGGTGGTGCTAGTGCTGCTGGGTTATTTAGTGGTTTTGGTGGAGGCGGCGGAGGTATGCAGAGTCCCTATGATTCAAATTCTTTAAGTAACCCATTTGCACAGACTGATCTTTATGGTGCTAACTAAGGACTAATTATGAGTTTCTGGAGCGACCCCGGAGCATCGTTTAAAGGGTTTATGAATAACCCGTGGCACAGTATGGAAAACTTTGCTACTACTGGTTTAGTTCCAATGATACCATATATTACTGGAGCTATTGGTGGAGTTATGGGAGGCCCTGGTGGTGCGGCTGCTGGGGGTGCTATAGGTCAAGAAGGTGTTGATTACTTTAGTGGTAACTCACAAGCACGTACTGGTCAAGGTATTCTTGGTAGTTTAATGTCAGGTGCTGGTAAAGGTCAGTTGGGTAGCTCAGCGTATGGTGCATACGATACTGGATCTATCGGACCTAGTCAAGGACAACAAGGTATTAGTCAGTTAATGAAACTGTTTGGTAACTCATCTGGTGGTTCAAGTACAGGTGGTACTAGCTCTTCTAGTTCACCTCTCAATTACTTTCAAGCTCGTAAACAAAAAATACAAGAATTACACAGTTACATAACTGGTGAGCCTCCATTAACTGGTATTGGTTCACAAGTTACAGTAGCAGCAGATGCTGAAAAGCAAGCACTAGATGGTTATAGTACCGATAAGAATAAACCAGAATACGTAGCTGATTCAAAACCAGTTGAAGTGTTTAATGATGAAACAAGTGAAGGATAACATATGGCAAACTTAGCAACAGC